TGAATACCGGCCTTTATGCCATCATGAGCAATCAGAGCATGTCGGAAACCGCTGGCGACCTCGCGAAGGCGTTCAATCCGAGCACGGAGAGCGCTACGGCCTACATGAAGGGCCGCGTTCAAGAGACTATGAACCTCAACTTCTTCTCGACCTCCAACCTCCCCAACCATACCAACGGTTCTGCCGTTGCTTCCGGTACCTCTGGCATGATCGTGCAGACCACGGTCACCACGGGCGCTTCTACGGTTGCGGTAACGGGCGGAACGACTTCCGGCACCATCACCAAAAACTCCCTGATGTGGTTCAAGGGTGGCTTCGCTGTCCAGCCCCAGACCAAAAAGACCCTGTCCACCCTGCGCTATGTCAATGTCACCGCCGACGTAACCTTGTCCTCGGGTGCAGGCACCATCGCCTTCTTCCCTCCCCTGTATGGCCCGGAAAACCCCAAGCTTCAGAACATCTCGGTTCTGCCCACGTCCGCCGCTACGACCTACTACGTGGGTATCGTCGGCACGGCCTCGCATACCTACGAGCAGGCTATCGTGATGAAGAAGAACGCCGCAGCCTTCATCGGCCTGGAGCTTCCGGACCTGTTCCTTCGGTGATGGCACCAACTACCTGAATATGATGCGCTGGGATATCCTGTGCGCGGCCAAGATTCGTCAATGGCGTCACGTCCACCGCGCCTATACCCGTGATTTGGGATAAGGGAGTAAATCATGACTCAGAACGTTGAAAACATCACCAACCCGGTCCGGGGCCTTCAGCAGATTCCCCTTGCGGTGCAGCTTGTCACCTTCTCGACCGCTGCCTTGGACATCATGACCACCTGGACCCCAGGGTATGCCTTCCGCTTCGTAAAGATGGAACTGATTACGACCACGGTCGGAACCGGCACCAGCGCCTCGCAGACGCTCCAGGCGTATATCGGAACCACGGCGGTTACTGGCGGGACTCTCGCCTTCCTTCTGGCTGATACGACCCCTACGGGAAAGATCATCCAGGGTGCAACCCCTACGGCCAACAACATCGGCACGGCAACCGATACGCTTACCATCTCCTTGGTAGCGTCCGGTACGGCCTTTACGGCGGGCGCGGCTTTGGTCATGGTCACGATTCAGAATCTGTCCGCTCAGTCTACCTAACCAACACTATCCAAGGAACCCCCTATGACATGGACATGGACGGAGGTTATTTCCCTCGCCCTTGTCCGGTCGGGGGTTGTTGGAGAGGGTCAGATCGTCAACGCCAATCATCTCTCTAGCGGGATGAAGGCGTTGAATCTGGTTCTCGATAGGTTGGATGGAAAGGGCTTGGCACTCCCATCCTTCACTTCCGCGATTACCTTCAGCACAGTTGCAGGACAAGCCCGGTATACCCTCGGGCCTTCTGGCACAGCTTCGGTACGCCCTGAAACCATTATCACGGCGACTTGCACGATTCAGACCAACCCGGTGACGAAAAACACTATGGTTTGGATGGATTATGAGGACTACGAGCAAATCCCCTCTCCCGCTTCAGTCACTGGCCAACCGTGGAATTACGCCATCAATCAGCTTTGGCCGCAGATGGAGATTTTCCTCTACCCCACCCCTTCGGCGGTCTATCCGATTATCCTGACCTGTAAAATCAAATGGATTGATACGGTCGGGGCTCCCGATTTGAACCCGTTCACCGTGGCGGAAGTACCTAGCGGGTACGCTGATGCCCTGGTTTCCCTGGTATCCCTGGAGCTTGCGGAAATCTTCCGCCTTCAAACGGAAACCCTTATCCAAAAGGCGGCGAACGCCCGGTTTCTCATTGCCGAGGGCGTCTATACCCAGCAGCGGGACGCGCTCCAGACCCTTCCCGTGGGCTTGTTCCCTTGGAATATCGGCATCTCAGGGAGGAATCCTTGAGCGTCAAGCCCATAGATATCCCCATCATCGGGGACTCGAACAACGTGCCCCAGGACGATCCTGAGTATACGCTGAATTTCTATGCCGAAAAGGTTTCGGATGAGGTCTACACCTTGAAGCCGACGCCGGGAACCGAACTCAATAGCCAATTTACTATCAATGGCGGTGGACGGGGGCTGATTGAAGTTGCCAGCCGCTTGTTCGGGGTACGCGGGGCCTTCTTCCAGGAGATGATCGACGGGGTTCCGCTAGTACTGGGAACCTTGGTGTCTAATGCCGGAAAAGTCGGCATGATTGGGACCAATGCCGCGAACGGCTTGAATCAAATCCTGATTGTCGATGACCTCCATGGATATGTTTTCGAGCTTGCCACCAATACCTTTACCCAGCTTACCGGAGTAGGGGGAAATAATTTCCTAGGCGGTGGCTCTCAGGTGGCCTTTTGTGCCGGGTCTGCCTTCGTTTTCAAACCGGGTACGACCTATTTCCAGGTTTCGGGCCTGAATACCTTCTTGACCTGGGATACTACGGCCAACCGCTCCGCCACGACCTTAGCGACCCCGATTATCGCCTTAGCGTCGAATGGGGATCTCCTGTACGTGTTTTCGGCTGATGGGTTCGAGGTTTGGCAGGATCAAGGCTTGGCTGTATTCCCTCTCGCCCGCCTCTTGGCTGGGGATAAAATCGGCATCCTTGCGCCGAACTCGATTCTATTCATCGAGCGGTTTTGCTACTGGCTCGGAAAGACTTCGACCGGCGAAGGCGTGGTTTACAAACACTCTGGAGGCGGGGTTCCTGTCAGGGTTTCCAATCATTCGACTGAGCGGAACATCGCCGCCCTTTCGACGCCGAGCGATGCGATTGGGTTCACCTACAATTCCCTAGGGCACACGTTCTACGGCCTCAACTTCAGGGCCGGGAATGTAACCATGGTCATTGACCAGGTGACCAACCTTTGGCATGATAGGGCCATCCGAGAACCGAACACGGGGGTATTATCCGCGTTACCGTGGGTTTCGACCTGTGTCCACAACGGTCAAGTGCTGGCGATTGACTACCGGGACGGCAAGGTGCTTCGGATTGATGATGAGGTTTATACCGACCTTGGAAACCCGATTCAGCGCGACCGTATCCTATCGGTTACCCCAAAGGAAGCCGATTGGATGAGCTATTACCAATCCATCGAGCTATTTGGACAGATTGGAAATACACCGGTTGGGTACGATGACCCCCAGATCATGATGCGCTATTCGACCGACCGGGGCGTGACCTACGGGCTCGAACAGTGGCAGCAATCCGGGGGTAACTCCAGCTATACGGGCCGTACCCGCTGGGTTGGGCTTGGCGCGGCATATGGGCTTAACGTTTGGTTTCGAGTTGTTGCAGCACAAAGTATAAGCTGGCGAATGGTTCGCCTACGAGCGGAGTAGATATGCTGGGATTGACTGATTTGGCTGGGGCCCTTCCGATTGTCGGCGGGCTGACTAGCGCCCTGACCAATAAACTTGGTGGCGACCAGGCAGCAAATTCTTTGAAAGCTGCCAATACCAAGGCGAGGACCGACCTTACCCAGGGCTACAGCCAGGGCATGGGGTTCCAGCAGCCCATCTATGACACCGCGAAAAACAATTATACCGACCTTTCGGGCAAATACGCCTCCGGGGGTTTCTCCAATCCCCACATGGACCCATTCAAGTTCGACCCTCAATCGGTATTTCAGGATCCCGAGTACAAAGCTCAGATGGGGGCCGGAACCGAGGCTATCAATCGTCATGCGGAAGCGACTGGGGGCCTTTTCGGTGGTGGACAAAATCGCGACCTCACCCAGTTCGGCCAAGATTTGTTCGCCAAGCGTTCGGATGCCTTGTACAACCGGGGATTTGATGCCACGAATACGGCGTTCAACCAGAACGCGGCCAGCAACGCCACGGCCTTCAATCAGGGAAACCAGTTGACCCAGCCCTTAACCGGCTCGGCGAATCAGTTGACCGACCTCTCCGTAAACCAGGGTAGCGACCTCGCAGGCAATGACCAAGCGGCGGGTAATATCCGGGCAAATAACATCCTCGGCACTACCAAGGCCATCAATGGCGGAATCAGCACCCTTGCAAATAACGGCTCATTCCTGGGTAAGGGGCAGTAATGTTTAACCCGAACGTAGCGGTAAACACCAATACGGCAACCCCGAATCCTGAACCGCTGATGTCCCTCAAGGACATTTTAGAGGCCAAGCAGCGTGCGCAAGCCGCGTCCGATGCC